CAGAGATGATATCTCATTTCAACCTACTCAGTCATCAACAACAGGATCAGGTACTGCATTACAAATTGCAGTAACTAATGACTATGGTTATTATGACTTTGACCCTGATGCAGTAGTAAACGGTGGAACAGGTCATGCAGTAGGTGATGTGGTTACTTTCTTAGGTACAGACTTAGGCGGTGCTTCACCAGCAAATGACTTACAAGTAAAAATAACAAGTGTGACAACAGGTGTTGTAACATCTTATACTTTAAGTACAGGTACAGGTGCAGATGCATTTACAACTCAGTTGTCTAACTGGAGAGAATTCTCATTAACAACGACTGGAGCAGATTCATTAACAGCAAATGAAGGCGCACCAACTGCAATCCCAACTAACTTGACTAACTGGTACTACTCATCAACTGATCAAGTAGACATTATGATCAATTATGACGGTGCTTGGAAAGGTTATAAGTCACAAGGTTATGATTCAAACGGATTACCTAGTCCATCAGTTGTAAATGCAACTGATCCAGCAGGACCTTTAGTATCTGCTAGTGAACCTACTGTTCAAAGTGATGGTACAGCATTAGTATACGGTGATCTTTGGTTAGATACTTCTGACTTAGAAAACTATCCGTTACTATACAGATGGCAGTCAGTACCAGCAACAGGTGGCGGAAGTGCTACTGATAAGTGGGTCTTAATCGACAACACAGATCAAACTTCACCACAAGGTATCTTGTTTAAAGATGCACGTTGGGCAACTAATGGCACGACTAATCCAGCAAATGATCCGATTCCGACTATCAAATCATTGTTAGCAAGTGATTATGTAGACGTTGATGCTCCTTTATCAGCAAATTACCCACAAGGTATGTTGCTTTGGAACACAAGACGTTCTTCATACAACGTTAAGCAGTATCGTGTAAACTACTTCAATAGTGATAGATTCCCTAATGATGCTTTACCAACACAAAAAGATGCGTGGGTATCTGCTTCAGGTGATCAATCTAATGGAGCAATGAACGCAGGTCGTAAAGCACAAAGAGCAATGGTAACTAAAGCATTACGTTCAGCAATTGATACTAACGTTGCAATTAGAGATGAAGATAATTACTTTAACTTACAAGCAACACCGGGTTATCCTGAACTACAACCTAACATGATCGCATTGAACTCTGATAGAGGTGAGACTTCTTACATTGTTGGTGATACACCAATGAGATTGAAAGATGATGCAACTGAAATTCAGGCTTGGGCAACTAACGCCGCAGGTGCAACAACTACGGGTGAAGATGGACTTGTAAGTAGAAATACTTATATGGGTCTATTCTACCCATCAGGTATTACTAGTGATCTATCAGGTAACTTAGTTGCTGTTCCTTCATCACACATGATGGTCAGAACTATGTTGCGTAATGACAATATTGCTTATCCTTGGTTAGCACCAGCAGGTACTAGACGTGGTATAATCGATAATGCTACAAGCATCGGATACATCGATGACGAAGGCGAGTTTAACTCAATCAGAACACGTATTGGTATTAGAGATGTGTTATACACTAACTTTATTAACCCAATGGTATTCTTTACAGGTAATGGATTATTGAACTATGGTAACAAAACTTCATTTGATTCATCATCTGCATTAGACAGAGTAAACGTAGCAAGATTAGTTGCTTACATACGTAGACAATTAATATTAGCCGCGAGACCATTTGTCTTTGAACCTAATGACCCTCAAACAAGAAAGTCTATTAAAGCAGTAGTAGAATCATTGTTCCAGGATCTAGTTTCAAAACGAGGATTATATGACTACTCAGTAGTTTGTGATGATTCTAACAACACTCCAGCAAGAATTGATAGAAATGAACTTTGGATTGACATAGCAGTAGAGCCCGTGAAAGCCGCTGAGTTTATCTACGTTCCAGTCAGAATATTCAACACTGGTGAGTTATCAGGATCGTAAAAAAGATATACAAAGAGGCTTCGGCCTCTTTGAATTAAAAAGATAAATATATATTAAGATATATTAAAACAGGAGATTAACAATGGCAACAGCCTCAGATACATTAGCAAAACTTTCGGTACAACCTGAGGGAGGCGCTAACCAAAACTTGTTGATGCCAAAACTTCAATATAGATTCCGAGTGAACTTTATTAATTTTGGTTTTGACGATGATTCTTCACTTATTCTTACTAGACAAGTAGTAGATTGTGCGAGACCACAAGTTCAATTTGATGAAATCACTATGAACGTGTATAACTCACGTGTCTATCTTGCTGGTAAACACACATGGCAAACACTTGCTATCAACGTCAGAGACGATGCTTCTGGTAATGTATCAAAAGCAGTTGGTGCACAGTTACAACGTCAATTAGATTTCTATGAGCAGTCTTCAGCGGCAGCAGGTGGAGATTATAAATTTGAAACTGAAATTCAAATCTTAGACGGTGGTAACGGTATCAATACACCAACAGTATTAGAAAACTGGTCATTAGCAGGTTGTTTCTTACAACAAGCAAACTATCAGACTCTAAACTATGGTACATCTGATGCAGTGACTATTGCTATGACTTTACGTTACGATAACGCAGTCCAGACAAATGCTGGTGGTGATCTAAACGGAGTACCTGGTGCAGGTGTTGGACAGTCTGGTCTACAGACTTTCCCAAGTGCAATCGGTACTGCTACGTAAGTATTAGAATTATTTTAAATAGAAAAGCCGGTTTCGACCGGTTTTTTTATGGGTACATAGATTAGATAAATACTATTATGTCAGAGCAATTAGATAAAGCATTACAACAATTACAAAACAGTATACTTGATCAATTAACAGGTAGAGTATACCTACGTGATTATACTCATGCGGCTAAAAACTTTTTACCAGGTGGTCAAGGTAATGCTGGTAAAGTCAAATTTACTTTTCATACTTGGTTTCAAATCAATCCTTCAGCATATCAACCGCCGACAGGACAAAATTATGGATTACTTGTTAAAACGATTAAACTTCCTACGTTTAATATAGATGTACAAGAAATGAATCAGTATAATAGAAAACGTTTAATTCAATCAAAAATTAAATATCAACCAATTGAGATTACATTCCATGATGATAACATGTCGCAAGTAACTGCAATGTGGGACGCATATTATAGATACAATTATGCAGATGCATGGAATCCTATTGTTGCTCCTTTTTCTACTGCGCCTGCTATAAAAGATTATAATAGACGTAATATATACGATCCATCTATATCAGGTGATACTGAATATGGTTATAGAGGAGATGCTAGAGGTGAAGGTGGAAACAGAGCAGATGGTGGAGAAAAAATTCCTTTCTTTAATAACATCACTGTATATGGTTTGTGGGCAGGACAATTTATTGCGTATACTTTAATCAATCCGATTATTACACAATTTGACCACGACACTTATGATTATGCAGACGGTGGCGGAACAATGCAAAATAGAATGACTATCGATTATGAAACTGTTGTATATAATACAGGAGCAATCGGTGACATAGGTCCAAATGGTGATGGATCAGACTTAGTAACAGGATTTGCAGGTCCAGACAGTTATGATCGTAGAGAAAGTCCACTAGAACAAGGTGGAAATAATCCGTTAGACATACTGAAAAGAATGCAAGATTTAGGACAAGGCAGTATACTAGATGATATTAGAACCCTTGGGCAATTAGCAGACGGTGGATTAGATTCTATAATAGATAGTGCAAAAAATCAAATAAAAGATGGTCTAACTAATGCAGTTTTAGATGCATTAGGTTTAGGAGGAGATACTGATACTCCTACTAATGCTTCAACACCATCTATAGTAAATATTGCTAACCAAGGCACAGTTACAGGAGCAAATAGTTCAACACAGGCACCGGATCCACCTAACGCAGGAGCACAAAATTAAATGGCATTACAATTAACAACACGTGAAAACACATTAGAAATCTTTGACACATTTTATAGTGTCCCTTTGAAAGTAAATTCTGCTGAGTGGGACGTAGTATATTCATATTTTGTAGGAGTACTTAAAGGTAATCCTGAATCTGAAAGAACTAAACAAACAGCATCACAATTTGCAACAACCTTATTTAGAATTTCACAAGAAACAGGAACAAACATTCAAATCTTTATGGATTACTTTAAAACTAATGTAGATACTGCACTTAAAGTAAACACAGAAATGGCTTTTTATCTCAATCTATTAAAGTCAAAAACGGCATTGTATGGAGTATCAAATGTTCCTTCTCCTAATCAATCAGTACAACGCAATATAATACCATAAGGGGTAGCAAATGCCTCGTAGAAAGAAATACGCACAGGGTATCTATACTATAAAAAATCCACATAAATATGTAGGCAAAGGTAAGCCTAAATATCGATCTGGATGGGAACTTACATTTATGATATTTTGTGATACTAATGATAAGATAATTAAATGGGCAAGTGAGTCGATAGTTATCCCTTACATGCATCCTTTTAAAGGCAAACGTACTAATTATATACCTGATTTCTTTATTGTTTACCAAGACAAATATGGAAAAACAAATGCAGAGTTAATAGAAATAAAACCTAAGGCAGAAAGTATTATAACAGAAAAAGTTAGAAATGCAAGACAACAAGCAGTCATTGCAATTAATCATGCTAAATGGCATTCAGCAAAAGCATTTTGCAAAGCACAAGGTATTAAATTTAGAGTAGTTACAGAAGATGACCTTTTCTACAATGGACGCGGAAAGTAACTAAATAGATATATGACAAAGAAACTTGAAGAATTATTTGATATGGCATCCAGTGATGAAAACGAACTGAATGAACCTATTCCTGGCGTAGCAGAAGAAGTTACTAAAGAAGCATTAAACAATTTAGAAAAGATTGAAACTGCTTTACCTACAGTTAGAGGACTTGAAGCATCTGATAGAGAACTGGATGAACTAAGTAAGAAAGCAGAGACAAGTTTCCAAGACTTGATGGACTTAGGTATGCAAGTAGATTCTCGTTTTAGTGGTGATATATTTAGTGTTGCTAGTAATATGTTGAATCATGCTATAACCGCTAAGACAGCAAAGTTAAACAAAAAATTAAAGATGATTGATTTACAATTAAAGAAAGCAACATTAGATCAACGTCAAGCAAAACAAGACGAAAAAATAGAAAATATACCCTTAGGTGATGGCGCTCAAAACTTAGATCGTAATGAATTACTACGAGTTTTATCTGCAAAAAACACAGAGGAATGATAAATATATTATACGGGAACTATACAATATGAAAAGTTTAAAACATTACATTGCAGAATCAGTCCATACTTATGATTGCACAATCAAAATTGCTGGTGACTGTAGCAAAAATTTCTTAGAGTTATTTAAACATAACTTAAGTAAGTTTGAGCCTAAAGAAATTAAAGGCCCAACTTCAACACCGATTATGAAATCACCATATGGTTTCCCCAATCTTTCAAACGAACCAGTACACATATTTAAGTGTCAGTTTGCATATCCCGTAACAGAACCAATGATTCAACAACTAGCACAATTGCTAGGTCACAACATTAACTATGTAAGAATGGTCAATACAATGTTTGACGACAGTATAGATAAAGAAATGGTTGGCTATGAAAATGAAATGAAAGATACTCCATTATTACAACATGAAGAAATGAATGATAATGGAAAAGAAGCCAGCAAAGAATACGGTGATAAGTACTTAGACAGTATACACAAACATGCAGAACATAAAAATGTCGGTAAAGTAGGTTTACCTGCTGATCAAAAGAATACTAAAGATGCTTTTGATCCTTGGAAGCCTTGGACAGATGATTCAGTTAAAGGATCTAAAAGTCCAATGACTGACGTTAAAAGAGGAGCCAAGCCCGAAACATCAGCAGGGTATTAAGGAATATATTATGGATTTTAAAGATATTTTAACACGATTTGACAACATGAAAGGTGATGAAAAGAAACCTGTTGTTGAAAAAGAAGATAAAAGACCCGCAAATATGTTGACTGAATCAACAGAAGTTGTTGAGCCAGTATCAAATGAATTAAAACTTCCCTCATTAAAAAATGTCTTTGAAGAACTATCATTAGAACCTGCAAAGCCTGGTGCACAAGTAATTCATAAAGATGGTGAACCAATCGGTTCTGTATCTAATCCACAAGTTGCT